ATGTTGGTATACTAAAAATAAGTAATAACAACTTAGAAGCATCTAATATTAACTCAGGAGACCTGATTGGTTTTAAACCAGGAGCTGAATGGGAATTTTTTATAGATGATATGCGTCTTTATTGTATGAAATCAAATGATATTGTAATTAATTATGGATATAAAGAAAATAAAGAAGAATATAATCCAAGCTGGACATATAGCAGTTGATGAACTAATTAAAGTTGCTAAAGAACCTATTATAGATTTTGGACCAGATATTTCTGCAGATAGACTTAAAAATGCAGCTGCTACAAAAAAACTAGCTATATTTGATGCTTTTGAAATTTTATCTAAAATTAATGAAGAAGAAAATATTATAGAAGGTAAACTTGAACAAGAAACTAAAAAACCTAAAGAATTTAAAGGTTTTGCAGAAGGAAGATCTAAGTAATGTATCAACAAAGTTTATATAAAGTATTAGATAACCATATTAAACCTAAAATTATTAAAAAAAATAATAGGTATAAAAAATGGGAATATGGTTATAACATTGAGCATGATGTTATAGTTATTAGTAAAACAGGTGAAATAGGTGAAATATACGAAATACAAAATCTTAAAATAGCTTTACCTAAAGAAAAAAATATTCATAAATTTAAATCTAATAAATTTGAATACGCTGAATTACCTAAAGAATTAAAAAGAATAAAAACAATATTTGATTGGGAAGAATATTCTTTAGATTTTAAAGAAACTTGGTATGATTATATAGATACAGAGTTTAATCGTAGAGAACAAGGGTTTTGGTTTTATAACAAAGATATACCTACTTATATCACTGGTACTCATTACATGTATTTACAATGGAGTAAAATTGATGTAGGTAAACCTGATTTTAGAGAATCAAATAGATTATTCTTTATATTTTGGGAAGCATGTAAAGCAGATAATAGATGCTATGGTATGTGTTATTTAAAAAACAGACGTTCAGGTTTTTCATTTATGGCTTCAGGAGAAGTAGTTAACTTAGCTACTATATCTAGTGATTCAAGATATGGAATATTATCTAAATCTGGTCCTGATGCTAAAACAATGTTTACAGACAAAGTTGTACCTATATCAGTTAATTATCCTTTCTTTTTTAAACCGATTCAAGATGGTATGGATCGACCTAAAACAGAATTAGCATATAGAGTACCAGCTAGTAAATTAACTAGAAGAAAAATAGAGCAAGGTAGTAATGATGAAGATTTACAAGGATTAGATACTACTATTGATTGGAAAAATACAGGTGATAATAGTTATGATGGTGAAAAATTAAAACTATTAGCACATGATGAAAGTGGTAAGTGGGAAAGACCTAATAATATATTAAATAACTGGCGTGTAACTAAGACTACATTAAGGTTAGGTTCTAGAGTTATAGGTAAGTGTATGATGGGTTCAACTAGTAACGCTCTTGATAGAGATTCAGATGTTACAAAAAGAAACCGCAATGGACAGACTAGCTCGGGATTATATAGTTTGTTCATACCTATGGAATGGAACTACGAAGGATTCATTGATTCTTATGGCTTACCTGTATTCGAAACACCAAGCGAAGAAGTTTTAGATCCTTTCGGAGACTTTATTGACATAGGGATACTAGAGCATTGGACAAATGAAGTTGAGGGTTTAAAACACGACGGAGATGCCTTAAATGAGTTTTATAGACAATTTCCAAGAACTGAAGAACATGCTTTCAGAGACGAAACTCAAAATAGTATATTTAATTTAGCAAGAATATACGAGCAAATAGATTTTAATGAAGAAGCTGGTGCTTTAAATAATATAACTAAAGGTAACTTTCAATGGTATAACGGTATAAAAGATACAAAGGTTATGTTTTATCCAGATCCAAAAGGAAGATTTAAAATTACATGGACACCATCGTTACATTTACAAAATAATGTTATAGATAAAAACGGTAGAAAATATCCAGGTAATGAACACATGGGTGCCTTTGGTTGTGATAGTTATGATATATCAGGAACAGTAGATGGTACAGGATCAAAAGGTGCTTTACATGGTTTAACCAAGTTTAGTATGGAAGACTCACCTGCTAATCATTTTTTCTTAGAATATATAGCTAGACCACAAACAGCTGAAATATTTTTTGAAGACGTATTGATGGCTTGTATATTTTATGGTATGCCAATACTTGCAGAAAACAATAAACCAAGATTACTCTATTATTTTAAACGTAGAGGTTATAGAGGTTTTAGTATGAATAGACCTGATAAAATTTGGAATAAATTATCAGTAGCAGAAAAAGAAGTTGGTGGTATACCTAATTCAAGTGAGGATATAAAACAAGCACACGCTGCCGCTATTGAAATGTATATACAAGATCATGTTGGTATACGTAATGATGGTTCTCATGGTAGTTTGTACTTTAATGAAACATTAAATGACTGGGCTAAGTTTGATATAAATAATAGAACAAAGCATGATGCGTCTATAAGTAGTGGACTAGCAATTATGGCTTGTAATAGACATTTATATAATCCAAGTGCTGATAAAACAAAAACAAAACTAAATTTAAAGATAGCTAAATATAAACAAGAAGGAACGCTATCAAAATTAATAACAGAATAATATGGCTGAATCAATAACAAAAGATCATTTTCCTAGTCAAGTAGCTAGCGATATGGAAAAAATGAGTCCAGACTATGGTCTCAAAGTCGCTAAAGCTATAGAAAACGAGTGGTTTAAAAAAGACGGTGTTACATATAGGTTCGCTAGTAATCAAGACACTTTTAACAAACTTAGATTATATGCTAGAGGAGAACAGTCAGTTCAAAAATATAAAGATGAATTATCAATTAATGGTGATTTAAGTTATTTAAATTTAGACTGGAAACCAGTACCTATAATACCTAAATTTGTTGATATAGTAACAAATGGTATTGCAGAAAGAGTTTATGATATAAAAGCATACTCACAAGATCCATATGGTGTTAGTAAAAGAACAGCATATATGGAAAACTTGATGATTGACATGCAAAACCAAGATTTAAATGCTTATACTACAGAAGCATTTGGTGTAAGTATAGTTGATACAAAACCTGAAGAATTACCTGATAGTAAAGAAGAACTAGAGTTGCATATGCAGCTTAGTTATAAACAAGCTATTGAAATAGCTGAAGAACAAGCTATATCTACTATTTTAAATGGTAATAGATATGAGCTTACAAGAAAAAGATTTTATCGCGATTTAACTGTACTAGGTATTGGTGCTGTTAAAAATACTTTTAGTACATCTGAGGGTATTATAGTTGATTATGTTGATCCAGCAAATTTAGTATTTTCATATACAGAAGATCCATATTTTGATGATATATATTATGTAGGTGAAGTAAAAACAATACCAATAAACGAATTAGTTAAACAGTTTCCTGATTTAACACAAAATGAGTTAGAAGAAATAGCTGGTCAAAGTTTTAGAAAAAGCGGTTACTATAACGCTGGTCAAAAATTTGACGAAGTAGATAAAAATCAAATACAAGTTTTATATTTTAATTATAAAACATATGCTAAAGAGATTTATAAAATAAAAGAAACATCAACTGGTGCTTCTAAAATAATAGTAAAAGATGAAAGTTTTGACCCTGTATTAGATGCTGAGTTAGAACAAAGGTTTGGTAAATTAGAAAAACAAATTGAAGTTTTATATGAAGGTGCTTTAATACTAGGTACAGATAAATTGTTAAAATGGGAGTTAGCTAAAAACATGCTAAGACCTAAGAGTGATTATACTAAGGTTAAAATGAATTATAATATAGTTGCTCCAAGAATGTATAAAGGAAAAATTGAATCATTAGTTAGCAGAATAACAGGTTTTGCTGATATGATACAATTAACACATTTAAAACTCCAACAAGTACTTTCGCGAATGGTACCTGACGGCATATATATGGATGCTGATGGCCTAGCGGAAATAGATCTTGGCAATGGTACTAACTATAATCCTCAGGAAGCTTTGAACATGTTTTTTCAAACAGGTTCGATTATAGGTAGATCATTAACGTCAGAGGGAGATATGAATCCAGGAAAAGTTCCTATTCAGGAAATTCAATCTGGTGCCGGTGGTGCTAAATTGCAATCACTTATTCAAACTTACAATTATTATCTTCAAATGATAAGAGACGTAACCGGATTAAACGAAGCAAGGGATGCTAGCACGCCTGATGCGAAAGCTTTAGTTGGTGTTCAAAAAATAGCTGCAGCAAATAGTAATACAGCAACAAGACATATATTACAAGCTGGTTTATTTTTAACAGCTGAAACAGCTGAGGGTATATCGTTAAGAATATCTGATATTATTGAATATTCACCTACTAAAGAAGCTTTTATACAAGCTATAGGCGCTCATAATGTTGCTACATTAGAAGAGATGAAAGAATTACATCTATATGACTTTGGTATATTTATTGAATTAGAGCCAGATGAAGAAGAAAAGCAATTGTTAGAAAATAATATACAAATGGCTTTAACTCAACAAAGTATAGATTTAGAAGATGCTGTTGATCTTAGAATGATTAAAAATGTAAAACTTGCTAATCAATTATTAAAAATAAGACGTAAGAAAAAACAACAAAAAGATCAGCAGATACAACAAGAGAACATGAGAGTACAAGCTGAAGCTAATGCTCAAGCTCAACAAGTTGCAGCACAAGCTGAGGTTGAAAAAAATCAAGCTATTGTACAATCACAATTACAATTAGAACAAGGTAAAGCTCAGTTAGAATCACAAAAGATGATGCAAGAAGCTAAACTTAAAAAAGCATTGATGGCTTATGAGTTTCAATTAAATATGCAGTTAAAGCAAGCTGAAACAGAAAACATTGATAAAAAAGAAAAGTATAAAGAAGATCGTAAAGATGAAAGAACTAGAATACAAGCTAGTCAACAATCTGAATTAATCGATCAAAGAAATAGTGGTAAACCACCTAAAAAGTTTGAGTCTACAGGTAATGATAACTTAGGCACAGGCTTTGATCTAGGACAGTTTATGCCTAGATAATTTGTTTAATTTTATAATATTATATTATGGCTAAAAAAGAAGAACAGGTAGTTGAAGAAGTTCAAGATACCGAAAACAAAGTAGAGCAAGCACCGGAAAAAGTAGAAAAAGAAGGTGGTAATATGAAAGTTACCGCTAAAGCTGAAAAAGCTACTAAACCTAAAAAGCTTGTACAACAAGAACCTACTGTAACAAAAGTAGATCTTGGTAAAAAAACAGAAGAGCAACCAAAAGATGAAAGTGTTGCTAAAGTTGATTTAAGTAAAAAAGAAGAACCAAAACAAGAGGTTGTTGAAGAAGTAAAAGAAGAGCAACCAAAAGAAGAGGTTAAAGAAGAAACACCAGTTGTTGAAGAAATAACTGATGAAGTTGTTGAGGAAAAAGTCGAAGAAGTAAAAGAAGAGATTAAAGAAGCTGTGACTGAAGCTCAAGAAACTGGTGAACCTTTACCGGAAAATATTCAAAAAGTTGTAGACTTTATGAATGAAACTGGTGGAAGTCTTGATGAATACGTTAAGTTAAATCAAGATTATAGTAGTTACGATGAAAATCAACTATTAAGAGAATATTACAAACAAACTAAACCACATCTTACTGATGAGGAAATTAGTTTTGTTATGGAAGATCGCTTTGCTTACGACGAAGAAGTTGATGAGGAAAGAGATGTTCGTAGAAAAAAATTAGCATTAAAAGAGCAAGTTGCTGATGCTAAGAGCCATTTGGAAGGCTTAAAATCCAAATACTATGCGGAAATTAAAAGCGGTGTTAAGTTAACACCTGACCAACAGAAAGCTGTAGATTTCTTTAATAGGTATAACAAAGAGCAAGAAGGCGCTCAACAAAGATCGGATGTTTTTAACAAAAAAACTAACGAAGTTTTCAACAAAGATTTCAAAGGTTTTGAATATAAAATTGGTGAAAAAAGATTTAGGTTTAATGTTAAAGACGTAAATAAAATTAAAGATAATCAAAGTAGTATTAACAATTTTGTTAAGCCTTTTTTAGATAAGGATAACAATATGGGTAATGCAAAAGGTTATCATAAAAGTTTATTTACTGCTATGAACGCTGATGCGGTAGCAAATCATTTTTATCAACAAGGTCGAGCTGATGCTATGAAAGAAAGTGTTGCTAAGGCGAAAAACGTAAGTATGGACCCAAGACAACAATACACTGGAACAGTTGAAGCTGGAGGCATGAAGGTAAGAGCGGTTACTGGAGACAATGCCAACAAGCTCAGAGTTAAAATGAGAAAATAAAAGTTTAACAAATTAAAAATTAAAAATTATGCCTTTTGCAAGTTCAGGCGCTTATTTAGCGCATTTAACTCCGCGTCCTAGCCAAGATGTATACAATGATAATTATTTATCATTTGATAGCGCATCTGGTGGCGGAACATTCGCACAGCAGTTTTTACCAGAAATCTACGAAAAAGAAGTAGAAAGATACGGAAAGAGAACAATCTCTGGTTTCTTAAAAATGGTAGGAGCTGAAATGCCAATGGCTTCAGATCAAGTAATTTGGTCAGAGCAAGGAAGACTACACGTCGCATATGACGACGGTATATCAGGAGAGTCTGCTAATATTAACAATGCTGACGGTAACTCAATAACTATTCCAGTAGAAGCTGATGGTTCTAGCTTAATTAAAAATCACGATACTATCGTAGTTTCTAACTTAGCTGGTACTAAAGTTCTTAAATGTTTAGTTGTTGCTAACGGTGGTACTGCTAACATTACAGTTGCTCCTTATACACAAAGAAGATTATCAGGAAACAACGACGCTGGTGCTAACACTGGTGGTGTTAATTTTGATAATGATGAAAATGTAAAGATTTTCGTTTATGGTACTGAATATATCAAAGGATCTTCAGGTTTATCTGGATCTTTAGATTCACAGTTCACTCAATTTAGTAACAAGCCTGCTATCATGAGAGATAGATACAGAATCTCTGGTTCTGATACTGCTCAAATTGGTTGGGTTGAAGTTACAACTGAGAACGGTGCTTCTGGATATTTATGGTACTTAAAATCTGAGCATGAAGCAAGATTAAGATTTGAGGATCAAATGGAAATGGTATTGATCGAAGGTGAAGAAGTAAGTATGCCTACTGGTCACACATTCCAAGGATCAGGAAACTTTGCAGTTTCTGGAACTCAAGGATTATTCTCTGCTCTTAACGCTAGAGGTTTAGTATGGACAGGTACAGATTTTGACGTATATAGAACTGCTGCTTCAGATGCTACTGGAGTACAGTATAGCCACGTTGGTCTTGCTGAGTTTGATACTATCCTTCAAGAATTAGATAAGCAAGGTGCTATAGAAGAAAACATGATGTTCTTAGGAAGAGCGGTTTCTTTAGAAATCGATAACATGTTAGCTTCTGTAAACTCTGCTTTAGCTGGTGGATCATCTTATGGTGTATTCAACAACGATGCTGATATGGCACTTAATTTAGGTTTCTCTGGTTTTAGAAGAGGTTCTTATGACTTCTATAAAACTGACTGGAAATATCTAAATGACTCTGTAACAAGAGGATTAATGAGTGACGTAGAAGGAGTTATTGTACCTGCTGGTACTTCAACTGTTTACGATGAGAATCTTGGTAAAAATATATCTAGACCGTTTTTACACGTTAGATATAGAGCTTCTGAAGCTGATGACAGAAAATTCAAGTCTTGGATTACTGGTTCAGTAGGTGGTAGCTACACAAGTGATGCTGATGAAATGGTTGTTAACTTCCTTTCAGAAAAATGTTTATGTGTTCAAGCTGCGAATAACTTCGTATTATTGAAGCAATAATATTTTTATTATTAAAAGCAAAGGGACCTTCGGGTCCCTAGGCTTTTATTTTTATAAATTTTTTAATTATATTATATCATGGAAAAAGTATATATTTTAAGGGGCGATAATCAGCCACCTGTATTAACAATACAAGCAAAGCATACAAGAAGAAAACCTTTGTTATATTTTGATAAAGAAAAAGGTTATCAAAGAGAATTAAGGTATGCTACTAATCAAAGATCACCATTTGCAGATGAGCAAAAAGGTGTTGCTACATTAGGACATATTGGTTTTAAAAAAGGAAGATTAGTTGTTCCTAATAGTAAACCAAATTTACAAAAATTCTTAGAAATACATCCACTTAACGGAACGTTATTCTACGAATACAAACCAGTTCAAATAGCAGAAAATCAAACAGATGCTATTGAATTAGAATTTCAAGCTTTAAGTTTAGCTAAAAAATTAGAAATAGACGAACTAGAAGCAATAATGAGAGTTGAGTTAGGTAGTAAGGTTAAAAAAATGTCAACAAAAGAGGTCAAAAGAGATGCTCTTATGTTTGCAAAAAGAAAACCAGCTGCTTTTATTGAACTAGCTGCTGATGATAATGTTCAACTTAGAAACGTTGGTATAAAAGCTGTTGAAGCTGATATTATCAAATTATCTAATGACAATAGAAAGTTTACATGGGCTAGTAATGGTAGAAAATTATTTACAGTACCATTTGAAGAGCATCCATACTCAGCGTTAGCCGCTTGGCTTAAAACTGATGAAGGACTTGAAGTTCTTAAAACATTAGAAAAAAGATTAAAATAATTAATCACTTTATAGGGTAGTCATCTCTATGAGGTGACTACTACTATAAAAAATAACAATATGGTAAATATAAACACAGTATATCAAAGAGTTTTAGCAATAGCTAATAAAGAGCAACGAGGTTATATTACGCCTCAGGAGTTTAATTTATTTGCCAATCAAGCTCAACTAGATATATTTGAGCAATACTTTTATGATTTAAATCAATTCCAACTTATACCAGGAAATGATACTACTCATGCTGACATGATAGATCTATTGAATGAAAAAATTGATATATTCGAGAGATTTAGAGGAGCAATAGTAGATTTATCTAACACAGGTGTCGGCACCTTTCCAGCACATTACAGAATGGGTGAGGTGTACTATAAATACAATGGTCAGTATTTAGAAATAGAAAAAATTGATCAAAATCAAATACATCATATACAAAACTCTCCATTAATAGCACCAACAGTAACACGTCCGTGTTATGTACAGTTAACAGAACTTACTTTTCAAATATATCCACTTATAACTGATGAGGTTAATGTGGTTTGTAATTATATAGCTACACCAGCTGCGGTTAACTGGGGTTATGTTATAAATACTAATAACGGATCAGCGTTGTATAATTCAAACACTTCTGTTAATTTTGAACTACACGCTTCAGAAGAAACAGAGTTAGTTATAAAAATATTAGAGTTAGCTGGTATACAAATTAAAGACCCACAGATATATCAAATAGCTGCTCAAGAAGAAGCGCAAAACGTACAACAAGAAAAATAATAAGACATGCCATTATTTACAGGAACACAACAACAATACTACACTAATACACTTACATTTAATGGAGATGGTAGTGCTACAGCATTTGATTTAAATACTGATGCTAATGGTGCTGCATTTGATCCGCTACCAGCTACTATTGCTGATTTTAATGTATTTTTTGATGGTGTAGAACAAAGCTCAGCATTATATGATGCTACGCCTTACAATGCTGCTACAGGTATTTTAACTTTTGATTCAGCACCTGCTAATGGAGTTGTTATAACAATAACACAAATAAGTGTTGCAGAAACATTTGGTGGTTATCAATATATAACATTACAAAATGCTGTTAATAACTTCTTGTTTTCATACGTTGGTGAAGGTAAAATTATTACAAAATTAAAAAGAGCAGATGTACTATTTCATGCTCAAAGATGTTTACAAGAATTAAGCTATGATACTTTAAGAAGTTCAAAGTCACAAGAGATAGAAGTACCTCCTAATTTACAAGTTGCATTACCTCATGATTATGTTAACTATACTAAGATATGTTATAGTGACACAGAAGGTGTTGAAAGAATATTATTACCAGCTAGAAAAACTAGTAATCCAAGATCTATATTACAAGATGGTAATTATGATTATTTGTTTAATAATGATGGTACGTTATTAGAGTCTGCAGATTCAGACACATGGGCTAAATATCAAGCTAACAGTGGTGTTTCTCAAGATGATTCTGATATAAAATACGATAGTGATGACTTTGATACAGCTGAAGGTAGAAGATATGGTTTAGAACCTGAATATGCTCAAACTAACGGTGTATTTTATATAGATAATTATAGAGGTCGTATACATTTTAGTAATACAATGAGTCAAAAAACAGTAGTAATACACTATATTAGTGATGGTGTAGGTACTGAAGAAGAAAAACTAATACATAAGTTTGCTGAAGAAGCTTTATACAAGTGGATAGCTCATGCTGTATTATCTGTAAGACAAAATATACCTGAGTATGTAATACAAAGATTTAAAAAAGAAAGATATGCCGCTATAAGACAAGCTAAACTAAGATTAAGTAATTTAAAATCTGAAGAACTAGCTCAAGTAATGAGAGGTAAATCTAAAATTATAAAACACTAAAAGATGCCAGAAATACAACACACTTTTACAGCGGGGAAAATGAACAAAGACCTCGATGAGAGGTTAGTGCCTAATGGTCAATATAGAGATGCAATGAATATACAGGTTGCTAGCTCTGATGGTGACGACGTTGGTGCTGTGCAAAATATTTTAGGTAACATACAGAGAGGTGTTGTTGGTATAACTGGTGGTAAATGTATTGGTTCAATAGCTGACACAGAAAATGAAAAAATATATTGGTTTGTTTGTGGTAATAGTACAGATGCTATTATAGAATATGATCAAATAGCTAACGAAGTTAACCCTATATTAATTGATACAGTTGGTGTTTTAAATTTTTCAAAAGCAAATGAATTTAGAATAACAGCTGTTAATATAATAGATGGTTTGTTGTTTTTTACTGATAACAACTCAGAACCTAAAGTTATAAATATATCAAAATTTAAAGCTGGTACTCCAAATCTAGCTACGCATACTGTTTTAACAGATCAAAATGGTGATACATATAATTTTGCAGAAGATGATGTAACTGTTATTAAAAAAGGACCTAGTGTTGGTCCAAGTTTAATAATGGCAAACACTAAAAGAGTACAATCTGACGGTGTTACACCTGGTATTATAACAACAACTTCTTTAATACAATTTGCTAGTGGATCACCGCTTACATTATTTGAACCAGGTCATACTATGAGTATAGCTGCTGGTAATCTTAATGATTTTGAAGTTGGTGATATATTAATATTTAAAGCTGGTGATGATGCAAATGGTTTTGACGATGAATTTGAAGTTAGAGCTCAAATTAACACAATAACTGGCTTAGTAATTAATATTACTATATTAAACATAGGGGAAAATACACCTACAGCGGCAACGCTTTGGCAGATTAGTTTAAAACAAGATGATCCTTTATTTGAAAAAGAATTTGTAAGATTTGGATATAGATATAAATATAAAGATGGTGAGTATTCTACATTTTCACCTTTTACCGAAGTTGCTTTTTTACCTAAAGAATTTATATATAATCCACAGAGAGGATATAATTTGGGTATGGAGAATGATTTACGTTATTTAAAAATAACTGATTTTAGACCAAGTGATTTACCTAAGCAAGTAGAAGAGATTGATATAATATTTAAAAAAGAAAACAACACAAATGTATACGTTGTAAAAAGTATTAAGTTTGGTGATGACGAGTGGATAAACAATATATATGAGTTAGAAACTGAAATGATATATAAAACAATTGAAGCAAATCAATTGTTAAGACCATTTGATAGTGTTCCTAAAAAAGCTCAATGTCAAGAGTTAGTTGCTAATAGAATAGTTTATGGTAATTATACTCATAATTTTGATTTAACAAATGCTGATGGTGGAGAAGGTAGTAAGTTTCAAGTATCTTATTTACCAAGAAAAGATAGTAGTGGTGCTACTATTGCTACATCAGAAGGTTCTCCAGAAAAATCTATAAAATCAAAAAGAACATATCAAGTTGGTGTTGTATATAGAGATGAATATGGTAGAGAAACACCTGTTCAAGCTGATGATACAGGAGTAATTACTATTAATAAAGATGATGCTGTAAACTATAATGCTTTACAAGCTAAAATAACAACTAAACCACCTACTTTTGCTAATTCGTTTAAGTTTTTTATAAAAGAAACAGCTAATGAATATTATAATTTAGCTATGGATCGTTGGTATGACGCTGAGGATGGTAACGTGTGGTTAAGCTTTGCTTCGTCAGAAAGAAATAAAGTAGATGAAGAAACGTTTTTGATATTAAAGAAAAAACACAATAGTAATGATTTTGTACATGAAGAAGGTAAATACAAAATAATAGCTATTGAAAACGAAGCTCCACAAAGTTTAAAAGAAACAAGAACTTCTTATGGTACATTAAATGTTGAATTTGATAACTCTGCGTTTCCATTACCAGACGGTACATTTTTTGATTTTAAACAATCTGTTTTTGAATCCAGGTTTGGAGCAAACTCTGAAATACTTTCTGCGTCTGGTTTATCTATAAGATTTAAATCACCATCAACAGGTACAACTAGATTTTATGACGTGTCTACAATAGGTTTAGAATTAAACACATCTGGAGATGCTGATAATCAATATAGGATTACTATTAAAAACAAGTTTGAAGATGATGTTGAAGAGTTTTTTCCAGGTGGTTCTTTTGCTGATGGTGTTGCTGGTATAGAATTAGAAATAGCAAGGAAAGAAGTAAAAAACAAAGCTGAGTTTACTGGTAGATTTTTTGTAAAAGTTTATAGAGATGCTTTATTAGAGCAAAAAATATTAATCAACGAAAACGCTGGTAACTGGTCTATAAAACATCAACAAGGTGTTTTTAAAAGAGCCTTGGGTTGTGGTAATCACGCTTGGGGTGATCATGCTGGTGATAGTAATGATCCTGGTGGTAAAAATGGATTAGAAGAAAGAAGAGTTTTTGTTTGGAATCATAATTGTGGTATTGAAGAGTTCATGGGTGGTGGTATTTATGGTGATAATCCAGATTTATTAAAAAATGCTGATGGTAGTGATATGAGTTTTACTACTATAAAAAATACTTATAAATACGGTGTTAAAAAAGGTAGAGACACTGTAATGTTTTGTGTATTGGGTATTAGAGAATTAGAAGATGCGTATAATTTAGACGCTGGCACACACTTACCTTTTATTCAAGCTATGACTAGACCTGGTGGATATATTAGATTTACACAAGATGCGACTCAAACTGTTTATAGAATAGAGTCTACAGCAAGAAGAGGTCTTAGAAATTTTAATGTTGCTGGTAATGATAGAGGTTGGTTTAGAAATCGAACTATGTGTATGGTCGCTAAATTGGATAAACCTATAAAAACAGGTACTGACTCATTTAGCTTTGTTGGACCACAAGGTAATCCACAAGTAGTAGATAATGGTTTTGCAACTGTAGAAGTATTACAAGCTTATTCAGATGAAAATACTTTTTCTACAGAAAATCCAGCTATATTTGAAACTGAACCAAAAGAAGCTATAGATTTAGATATATATTATGAAGCAAGTAAATCTTACCCAATAGATCATAGCGATTTAAGTACTTTTAATCAAGCTTTTACATTAGATTATTTCAATTGTTTTAGTTTTGCAAACGGTGTTGAGTCAAATAGAATACGAGATGATTTTAACACAATGACTATAGCAAAAGGTGTTAAAGCATCTGCGCCATTAGCAGAGCAATATAAAGAAGAAGTAAAGAAAAATGGTTTAATATTTTCTGGTATATATAATTCTACAAGTGGTATAAATAGAACAAATCAATTTATTATAGCTGAACCAATAACAAAAGATTTAAATCCAGAGTATGGATCAATACAAAAGATACATCAAAGAGATACAGATCTAACAGTTTGCTGTGAAGATAAAATACTTAAAGTGTTAGCAAACAAAGATGCTTTATTTGAAGCAGGTGGTAATCCACAGTTAACAGCTACAAATAGAGTTTTAGGACAATCAATGCCTTATATTGGTAAATTTGGTATAAGTAAGAACCCAGAAAGCTTTGCTAGCTATGGTTTTAGATCTTACTTTACAGATAAGGCGCGAGGAGCTGTTTTAAGGCTGTCTAGAGACGGTTTGACGCCAATATCGCAACATGGTATGGTAGATTATTTTAGAGACAAACTAGCAACGTTTGATACACTTATTGGTAGTTATGACGATAACAAAGGATTATATAATCTTACAATGCAAAGTACTACTTCAAGAGGTGGTGAAGATACTATAAGTTTTAAAGAGCAGGTTACTGGTTTTACAAGTAGAAAATCATTTTTATATGAAAGTGCTTTGTCTTTAAATAATGTGTATTATAGCTTTAGACTTGGAGAATTATATTCACATGATAATCCTGTAAGAAATACTTTTTATGGTACGTTTAAAGCATCTAGTATAAAAGTTGTTTTAAACGACTCACCAAACGCTATTAAATCTTTTAAAACTATAAGTTATGAGGGATCACAAAGTAGAATTGTTTTAGACTCTACAGATACAGATGGTTTATTATATAACTTAACAGCAAAAAATGGTTGGTATGTTGACTCAATAATATCAGATAAACAAAGTGGTTCTATACCTGAGTTTATAGAAAAAGAAGGTAAATGGTTTAACTATATAAAAGGTGACGCAACTACTTTATTAAATTTAGACAGTAAAGA